CCGTTTGAAGATAGAGTGAGACTCTTTAGAAGAGCCTTCTTAGATTTCTTACTTGATGGCAATGCTTTCTTTTATTATGACGGTAATGATATTTATTTGTTACCTGCTAACGATGTTGAAGTAGTACCAGACGAAAAAGCTTTTATCTCGCATTATAATTACATGATATCAAATCAACAGTCTCAGGATTTTTATGGTTTTGGAGCAGGCAAGCAAACTCGAAAAGACCAGGCTATTCAATTCGGAACTACAGAAGTAATTCAAGTTATGGCAGAAAATGATCAGTCCATTTTTAGAGGTACTTCTAAATTAAAACCTTTATTAAAGTTGATGGAACTTTACCACTATATGATTAAGTTTCAAAGACAATTTTTTAAGAATAACGCCGTTCCTGGCTTTGTTCTTACTACAGATTCTATACTTTCTCAAAGAGTAAAACAAAGATTACTTGAAGCATGGAGATCAACTTATACTACAATTTTTGATGGTGCTAGAAATCCTGCTATTTTAGATGGTGGATTAAAGATAGATGAATTTTCAACTAAATCATTTGAACAACTAGACTTTGAAAACTCAATAGAGAGAATTCAACAGGATATGGCAAAAGCGTTAGGTGTGCCTTATGTTCTACTAAAATCTGGCAATAATGCTAATATAGATGCTAATCAAAAACTATTTTACTTACATACTGTTATTCCAATGCTGACTCAATTCTGCTCTGCTTTTAGTCATTTCTTCAATAATGGAGTGACAATCAGACCAGACAGGTTAAAAGTACCTGCACTACAGCCAGACAACAGGACTCAAGCAGTTTACTATTCAACTCTCGTAAATACAGGAATTATAACCCCAAATGAAGCTCGTGAGGGATTAAGATTTCCAAAACTCGAAAATAATGATAGTATAAGAATACCACAGAACATTACAGGTAGCGCAACTGACGCCACCCAAGGTGGAAAACCGCAAGACGGGGAAACACTTAATGAAGATAAGGAAGCAAATAATGAAGACTAATAAAACATTATACCTTAACAGTGCTTTCGAGACCAAGTCCTACAAAAAGGGTTCAAAATCTCTCAAAATTGCTGGATATGCAAATACAACAGCCAAAGACCGTGCTGGTGACGTTGTCACTGCTGAAGCATGGGCTAAAGGAGTAGAGAATTATAGACGAAACCCTGTTTTACTTTATCAACATAAACATGAAAATCCTATCGGTAAAGTCGATAAGATTACTGTAGATAAAAAAGGGATTTTTGTTGAAGCCGCTGTTAGCGAAGCAGCTGAAAAGAATCACGGTGTTCAGACTTTAATCAAAGATGGCGCTTTAAAAAGTTTTTCAGTTGGTTTCCGAGTCAAAGATGGAAAATATAATAGTAATGATGATACAATGATGATTACTGATGTAGAGTTATTAGAAATATCAGTTGTCAGTGTTCCTTGTAATCAGGACTCACTGTTTTCTATCCGAAAAAGTTTTGACTCTGAAAAAGATTACAATGAATTTACTAAGTCGTTTGACACGGCTGATGAACAAGAAATTAAGATGATGCGTAGTATTAAAGCTGGAATCACCGATGTAAAGGATGGACATTATCATACCGTTGAAATGGATGACCAGGGCAACGGAGTTACTACATACGCATCCCATATGTCCAACCACGCACATAAAATTATGGGCGGAGTCGTGATAGAAGCTGAGGGTCACTCTCATGATATCACAATGATGGGTGTTCCAATTCATAACATGGAGGAAGAGGAGTCTGTTAGTGAACGTCCTTTTAGTCCATCTGAGGAGGAAGCAATGTCTCAAGACAAAAAAGAAGAAGTCGTTGAAGAGATTAAATCTGAAGAACCTCAAGAAATGGAAGTTGAAGTGAAAGCTGACGCTGAAGTTGAGGAAAAATCAGAGGAAGTTTCTGAAACAACAGAACCCGTTGAAGCCAAAGCTGAAACCGCAGAAGTTACTGAAGAAGTTGAAGAGAAGGATGATGAGGAAGAAGAGCTCGTAGCACGAGATCCTAATGAATCTATTCCAATGATCAACTTACTCTCAGCTGATCAGGATAAACTTCAGCATGGTGATTTGGTTAATTACAACGAAAAAATGTTTAGGGTTACTAAAATCGCAACGGGCCAAAGTCCAATCTTTAAATTTTTAGAGGTTGACGCAGACGGTCAAGACTGTGATAATGTTCTTAATGTGAAGGCAGACGACATTTCACAAGTCGAAAAAATCGAAACTAAAGCTAGTGAAGACGAAGGATCTGAAGATCAGTCTCAAGAGCTTCACATAAAATCTACAAAGGAGAATGACATGGCTGAGCAAGTCGTAGATACACCAATAGTTCTCGAAACAGGCGCATCTGAAAAGAAAGCCAGTGAAGAGATCAAAAAAGAAGCTGCTCCAATCAGAGCAGAAGTGTCTGAACCTCAAGTTGCAGAGCTAGTAGAAAAAACTGGTGAAGCTATCATTAAAGAGGCTGAAGCCGCAGATCAGCAAGTGCTTGTAAAAGAAACACACGCAGTTGCCGAAACTTCACGTGAGTCTGAGCAAGTTGCAGAGATGCAAGCGCAGATGAACAAATATAAGGAAGAAATTGCAGCGTTACAACGTTCTAAAATGCAATATCAAGAAAATCAGAGAAATAAGACTCAATTTTCAGAAAAAGATATGGCAAACGCTGTATTAGTAGCAAAGATGTTAAACAAGCGAGATGTTTTTGACACCAAAATGGGTGCAAAGATGAAAGCTGTTACATCTGTTGATCAATTTTTGAGCAATTTCTCAAATAACATTTACACTGAGATGGAACAGCAATTAGTTGTTGCTCCGTTGTTTAATCGTATTGCAGTGGACGCTAAGACATTTAGAGTACCAGTTGCAGACGAGGATACAGATGGTGATGTAGCACAGTTCGCATCAGGAACATTTGCTACAGGTATTGCAGACGGTACAAGAGTGCCAACTTCAAACCAGAATACAATTTCATCTGTAGACTTTACACCGCATAAGTTTATGGCAACTACTCATCTTGCAAAAGATGAGGAAGAGGACACAGTCCTACCGTTGTTAGACTTCTTACGTGCAGCAGCTACACGTCGTTTAGCTCGTGCAATTGATAAGTCAATCTTACGTGGAACTGGAGCGTTAACAGGCTTTACAGCATCACCAACTAATGCTATTACTGCAGGTACAGGTTACGCATCTGTTATCGAAGGTATTACAAACTTAACTGGGGATGTAGGAGCTGGTCTTACAGTAGACACTGGTTCAGGAAACGATAAAGCTGATCCATCAGATATCGCATCTGCAAGAACCAAGCTAGGTAAATATGGTCTTCAGTTAGGTAACGACTTAGTATACTTAACAACAATTGAAGGTTATAACAACTTAGTAACTACTTCAGACTTCCAGACAGTTGATAAGTTTGGTCCAAATGCAACATATCTAACAGGTTCTGTTGGTGCCGTATATGGTATACCGATAGCAATTACTGAGTTCTTAGATAATGTAGGATCATCTAATAACGATATCGGAGTATTACTCTATAAGCCAGGCTTTATGATTGCCGAAAGACGTGGTATCGAGATCGAGAGTGAATATGAACCACGCCAGCAAGTCACTGCTATGTATATGTCAACACGTTTTGACTTCAAAGCATTGACTACTAATTCAAGCAACGCATTGGATGCTACTAAGTACCCATATGCTGTTACTATCGAAGCTGGTTAATAGCGACTAGTTAATTACTAACTACACTAGGGGGAGGCGGGCTGCCTCCCCTTTTTATTTAAGGAGAAATTATGAGCAGTATTATACCTGAAGATATTAAAGATATTGACGAAGCTAGAAAATGGCTTCACAAAAGAGGCTGGAGTTTAGTTTTAGCCGAAGAAGAGTTAGCTAAATGGGAAGGTCCCCATGACGGCGATGAGGATAATGAAATCGAAGACATCGAAGATGAAGCCATCATCGAACAGTGGGATGACGACGAAGATGATGATGAGGATGATTCCTGGGAAGATGACGAAGAAGAAGACGATGACTGGGATGAAGATGAAGAAGATGACGACGAGGACGAAGAAGACAAATAATTAAAGAAGGGCAAATTCTATGGTGGACAGATTAGAAGAAAACTTGGGGAAATATCCATATGTTACTTTAGCCCAAGTAAAAGATTATCTTTCAATTTCAAGTAACACTGCTGATGCCAGAATATCTAATGTTATCAGCTATGCCACTGGCATGGTTGAGCATTACATTGGACAAGAAGTATTAGCTAATGACTATGTTGAGATATTTGGCGGTAAAACCTCTGTTATGGTATCTCGATTGCCGTTATCTAACGTTTATCAAGTGACGGAATTTAACGGAGAAGAAGATCAAGTGTTAGATGATCCGTCTACTATAGGTAGGCCTAATAAGTCTGTTACAGACGAAGTAACGCTGACCTTCAAAAATGATGCACATTTAAATGCAAAAGTTAAAAACTTTGGAAAATCTAGTTTAGAGGTTGCGAGTGCAGACTTTATTGAAAGTGGCACTGTGACAGATGGGTTAAAATTTGAAGAGGGTGATTTTACCATTGAGATGTTTATTCGTGTCAATGGCTCAAGTCTACCTGTTCAGGAGCTATTTTCAATTAACACAGATGCGACAAATTCTTTAAAATTTTCTACAAATGGAACAAGTGGTTTAAAAATTGATAGCACAGTTAGCGGGAGTACAACAACGGTTACTGGCGCTAATACTAATATACAAACACAACAATTTGGACAACGAGAGTTTGCCCATGTTGCTGCATCTTTTAATGCGCAGACTCAAAAAATGTTTTTATTTTATAATGGAAATAATATAACAGGATCAAGCGGAGAGACATTTGCAGTAAGTAATAACACTTTTACCACAAATGTAAGAATCGGCACAGATTTTGTTGGATACATTGACGAACTAAGAGTATCAGAAAAAGCCATATACTCAGCGGATTTTAGTACACCTACAAAAAGATTTAGACCAGATCAAGAAACTGTAATGTTAGTACACTTTGATGGTAAAAATAATGAGACAGAAGCTAAGG